TGAAGATAAACTTCTGCAGAGGCATTACTGATGCTCTCCTGTGCGGATGATTTCGGTGACTTCAACGGCGCGGTTGCCAACTTGAGTAGCCCATCGACTGTCCATGAACTCATCTGCTGCAATATCAAACTGCTCACGTGACATGGCCTCTAGTGCTTTGACGAAACCACGGAGCCGGGTAAGCCCAAGATTGAAGCAAATATCGATCATCGCATCCTGCCGAGCTTCATTCAGTGCGCGAAACCAAAAGTAATTATCTTCTAGTTCTTCCCGTACACGCTTAATGTCGTTAGCCAGAAGATATTCGACTTCGTCTTCAGATAGCCCAAGACCGCCGTTTTCGTCTATGTTGCGCCCGACGCCCACGGTAATCATGTTTTCTGAACACTTGTATGCATGGCTGCGTACACCTTCGTGACGTTTCAACATGCCTATCAATTCGATACCCATTACTTCTCCCGACTTACGCCTTGAACCTTTTCGTAGGATCTCATCGCGCCAAGACCCAGCATGCCCATCATAACGGGGACGAGCAGTGTGGTATCAATCTCAGGCACTTCAACCCAGATGCCCAGTATATTAGAAAGGATAGTGTTGTAAAAAAGACCGAGCGCACACACCCATCCAATACAAGGACGCCACCCAGCCACAAACAAAGACTTGGAAGCAGCCTCAACCTTGTTGACCTCTAGCTGGCCTTTAGCAAGCTCTTGGGCATGTCGCTCTGCAAGAGTGCTCAACTCAAAGGCAATACGATTCTTTTCGTCTTTGTCCTCAATCACCTTGTCGAGCAAAGAAGTGGCTGGGCCTATGAGTGATCCGAGTATGCTCATCACGCCACCTTAAAAACAACGTTGAAACAGCGAGGGCATAATGTTGTCGCTCTAAAATGTACAAACTTCATTACATGCCCTTTCTTTCTGCATCTGGCGCAACGTATCTCTGTCCTCTTATCATCAATCATCGTTTTGCCATATATGCAGTTGCACCAAAGTATAGCCCTACAATACTGGCCTGACTCAGAAACAGCATGTCGCTTAGAGAAGCCAAAGTGGACAAACGAGATTCTGGGACAAAAGGCATGAGTGGTAAAAGAGCGTAAACCACCATACTAGAAAGACTAATCCAAGCCATTCGGCGTTGACTATCTGCTTTCTCTTCACGCAGTTCGATTTCAACAAGCTCTTGATTTCTTTGTAATTCTTCATCGCTCACGACCCCATCTCCATCTAGGTCATATTGAGCATACCTTGATTTGGGTTCCAATTTCTTAGGACTCATTGTCATTCCGGTTTCTTCGGATCACGGAAGAATATCTTGGTTCCAGCATCTGATTGTGGGATTTCACGGATCGCGCAATACGTGGAGAAGAATCGGTTATTGCTTAGAAGCTCATTGATCTTGCCAACTGACTGAGCGTTGAGCGCGTTGCTGTACTCAAGGCATGAGGTTAGCTCTTGAAAATAAAACTCTTGGCCCGTAGGTTGGCCGCGCTCAAGAACAATCAGTACAAAAACCATCATGGTCATGCTTTTAGATCCACGATGTCTTGCCGAAAAACCTTTGGAATTGAGGTCTGCACCTCACCGTTGCGAAACTCATATACAAATTCAAAGTAACGACTTACCGCTTCCTTTTGAACAAGAGACACACGCGAAAAAGAGTCCACTCTGAAGGCATCATGAATCTCTTTGGGCCTATAAAGCGGAGCGTTTACGGAGTTTGGGAAGGGTGGTATTTCCATTATAACCTACGCTTTTTCTCAACAACCTGAGCTTTGACAGCCTTGGGTCTGAGTAGTTCCCAACTGAGTAGTTCTACATCAAGCTGGTGTGCAGTTCCGAGAACGCGAGACATCGTGTTCTGTACGTAAATCATCCCGCCGTATTCGCACTGACGATGGTTATACCGCATCCACTCCATAGCGATGCAATGTCGATACTGTGGCGGGTTGACTAATTCCAACATCCGCCATTCTCTTAAATCGCAATATAGGTTTGGATTGGCAGGGTCATACTTTAGTTCTGGTTCTTCAGCATTATTTCGATCAGTTGCTGGAGCTTCTGATCGCTGGCCTTGGCGGTTTCCGCTTGCTCCGCTAAGCTGTCCACGATAGCCTCGATTTTTGTCGCATTGACTGCTGCGAGTTTTCCCGTGGCTTGTGCCTCAGCAACTGTTTTCTCTACCACTGCTTCAATGCGGTCAACTTCTTCTTGTGTTGCCTGTGCTCTAGCTTCAGACGCACCCCATACGACGGCACCCGAAAGAACTGCTAGAAATGCTGGCAATGCCCACGTTGGGACACGGATTCCTTCATCTGACATATCAACCTCCTAAAAATTGTGGGATCAAAATGCTCCCAATAATTAAAACAATAATCCCATAAAGCATACGATCTAATTTATCGAATCGTTTCGAACCATCGTTCAAACGTTCTTCGATACGCTCATATCTCAACGCACACTCTCTTTCATGTGTGTTGATTTCTTGTAACGCTTTATCGCCTTTATCCAATTCCCAAACCTCTGCCATCACCAAATAGCACATTGCTATTCTTTTGCTTTGCCAACATTGAGTGCGAGAGCTTCGATTATGGGGTACACATATTTAGCCATGAACGCATCGTCTTTCGGTGTCGGTGTAGCAGCACAGATCGCACTTGCGACAACAGACAACGTAGTAAGCGTAGTTACAATCTCCATCAAACTCATGCGGCTTCCTCTCTAAAACAATTTAAATTGGCCGCTATAGTGCGGCGTTCACCTTCGCCTCGGAACGGATAAACCATATGTTGCATCCACGATGGAAACATATAGAGCTTACCTACCTGTGGGCGCACCACTACATTTTGCGTAGGTTTGAGCCGTTCTTTGTCCCACTGTGAGCTTTGCCCATAGTTGAAACAAAGACATCCATCAGACTCGCCAGAGGCATTATACAACCCGTAGTCCTCAGATCCGGGTCGTGGCCCCTGTGCTATCTGTGGTGGCACTTTCGTCCAAGTCGTGCAGCTAATGCCCATGACGGTTTTAGTGCCATGATCGTGTATGGGGTTGTAATCTCCTGCATAACTATGGACTGACCAAAGATCATCTATCTCTACGTTACGGTTGCCATCAAGCACCTGACCAGAACCCTTCATAAAAGCGTTGATATACTCAACGCCCATAGTGCGCACGAAGCCAGAAAAGCCAGAAACAAGCTCGTTATCGCAATCCATTCTAAGCTGTTCGCCCTCGCGGATTTGACCAACGAGTGTATCAGCCGCTGTGCGCCTCCCTTCTTGTTCAAGGAGGCCATCAAGATACTCGTTCAGTTGAGTAACGAAGCCCTCTGGAACATCCAACTCCATCAAAAATACTGACGGCAACGGGTGCATCATGTACTGGATTTCGGCCATTACTGAACGACAGCTTCGTCTTCCTCATCATCTACTGCTTTCACAGAGTCAGAGATTGCTTGAATGTACATTTGCAACAAGGCTTGGCGCTCGTTGACTTGGATCTGCAACGCAGAAACTTCACGGCGTAACTCGTTGACTCGCGCAATGTTCGCCTGAGTTTCTACAGTCAAACCCTCAAAGGAGTATTCTTCGCCATCAATCGTGACTTTGTTTTCTTCGCTCATGGTAGCCCTTATGCTTTGTACGCTTCAGCAGCAGAGATCGCTGCATCAATGGATGACATATCCTCACTGCCCCAATCGTCTAGGTCTTTCATAAACGACAGGTAGCCAGAGCTACGCATTACGCGCTCTTTCTTTTCTGCACTGGTCATGTCGTTACAAAACTCGTTGTCATCATCAAGACAATTAGTAATTACACTCACACTGCCCAGCATTGCCGAGTAATCCTGTGCTTTTTGCTCGTCAGAGCGTGCTTCTGATTCAGCCATTTTTATCCTCCTTTAAGGGTGTTTACTTCGGCCTGTAGAGCCGTTACTTGTGCGGATAGTTCTTGGACTGCTTTGATTAGTGGGATAACAAACATCTCACGGCTGATTTGTTGAACCTTTGTGTTGTCCTCGCTCCAACCGCCAAAAGTGCTTACGCCAGCAGAATCCAAAGCTGTCTTGACTTCTTGAGCGATTAAGCCATGCATTATGACATCCGTATCCATCAAGTTGTCTTCTGGGTCTTCTTTGTATAGATGACTCAACTCAGAATCAGAAGAATCTAATTCGTGACTAGCTTTCCACTTGTAAGTAACAGTCCTCAAATCGTTGATAAATGACAAACCCAATGTGTCATCTGCGATGTTCTTTTTAAGCCGCTCGTCGGAACTCCTAGAAAAACTAGCGTTTGCTGTAAATTGATTGCTAACTACATTCCCACTTTGTCCAAACGCAAAATGACTATTATCAGGTGCCTGTATGTTATGACCTATAACAATCTGATTAGATCCGTTTGGGTGGTGGGCGTCGCAACCAAAACCAATAATTACATTATTGTTCCCTGTTTCTAGCGCATCACCTGCTGTTGCGCCCAAAAGCGTGTTGACCGTTGCCGTAGTAACTGAAACCCCCGCATCATAGCCAACTGCCGTATTATGCGAATCAGTAGCCGTGGTGAAGTTTTGTGCGTTCAGAGCACCTTGACCAACAGCAACTGTTTTATTGCCTTTCGTGTCCTGCTCTAATGTGCCACGGCCAATGGCTACATTAAAGTTACCCACAGTAAGAGCTTCACCTGCGTCAGTGCCGACGTAAGTGTTAAATTGACCAGTGGTATTAGATTTTCCTGCTTTACCTCCGAGGAAAGTATTGTCATTCCCTGTGGTATTTGCACCACCCGCAAGCCCACCAACGGCAGTGTTGTATGTTTGTGTGGCTGTAGTAAAGTTTTGTGCTTCTAAACAGTTGATACCTATTGCCGTACTAAACGAACCTAGAGTGTCTGAACTCAGCGCATTCTTACCCACTGCCACGTTGAAATCGGCATCAGTGAGCGCATCACCAGCTAGACCACCGACAAGTGTGTTACCCTCGCCTACGGTAATCAATCGCCCTGCCTGCATACCCACAGCGGTGTTGTAAACAGTAGTGGCTGTAGTGAAGTTTTGAGAAGCTAATGCCTCGTGACCGACAGCAACATTCCTCGCACCCAAAGTGTCTGTGGAAAGAGAGCTATAGCCCACGGCCACGTTGAAATCAGAAGCGGTAAGCTCATCCCCAGCAAGTCCTCCGATGAGGGTGTTCTGGGTTCCCGAAGTAATTTGTTCCCCAGCAGAAGCTCCTACCCCTACGTTGAACTGGCTTGTACTGTCAGTCCTGTTTTGCGTAGCTAATGCATTGTAGCCAACACCAACGTTACTTTGGCCTGTTGTATCGTTTGAAAGAGCTTGGAAACCGACTGCGACGTTGTTATTTGGGGTCGTCATGGCATCGCCAGCGAGTGCACCCATTAGGACGTTCTGAGTTCCGGTGGTGATCGAAAAACCTGATTTATACCCGACAGCAGTGTTGTACATAGAGGCACCAGTTGTGCTGTTCTGGACAGCAAGTGCCTGATAACCAACTGCTACTGAGTACTCTCCGGTCGTTTCTTCCGATAGAGCTAATGCCCCAAGCACCGTATTTTGGTCACCAGTGGTTATTGCATCCCCTGCAAGACCGCCAAAAATTGTGTTGCGGGTTCCCGTGGTAATCTTATTACCCGAGGCATAACCAATAGCAGTATTGTAAACATCAGTGGCTGTCGTGAAGTTTTGCGTAGCTAAAGATCCATGTCCCATCGCTACGCTACGACTACCTAAAGTATCTGCGCTCAACGCGAAATCGCCAACGGCTACGTTATAATCAGCATCAGTAAGAGCGTCACCAGCTTGCGCTCCAATCAAAGTAAGAGACGTTCCTGTTGTAACACTTGCTCCTGCTTGGAATCCTACGGCGGTATTCAAAGAATTAGTAGCGGTGGTAAGATTTTGAGCGCCTAACGCACTATTACCTATGGCAACACTTTGACTGCCTAATGTGTCGGCACCTAGTGCGCTAACACCAATAGCTACGTTGAAATCCGCA